CACGCTTGCCGACCGCCGCGCGATGGCAAAGGAAAACGCCAAATGGCCGCTATTCCTGAAACCCATCCCGCGCGAACTCTGGCCGAGGGATCGATCCGATATTTTGGAGGTCTGGCGGTCGCGCGGCTTTCTCGTGCAAATCTACACCGAGAAAAACGGGCACATCCGCATGTCCGTCAATCGCACCACACACACGGGCGACAATTGGGTCGCGGCGATAACGTGGGACGAACTGATGCGGCTCAAGCGCGAATGTGGCCGGGGCGAACTTGATGCCCTGGAGCTGTTTCCGGCTGACGCTGATGTGGTGAACGTCGCGAATATCCGACATCTTTTTTTCCCACCTGGACCCGTCATTTTTAAATGGAGCGGTGACGAATGAGCGCGCTTACCTGGAGCAAAACCCGACCGATTCCGACCGATCTTAACGGCCATTCCGAAGAGTATTTTTGGGCGCGTGGTGGTTACTTCAACCGGCCAATAATGGTCCGAGCGAACAATGGCGTGAACTCTGACGTGATCGACGGTCAGCGGGTATTCCGAGCCGAGATAAATTTCAATTTCTTCTCCGACGGCTTCCCCAGCACTATCTGGTCAAGCGATCTTGGAGACTACCCGTGGCTGGTCGAACTTGAGTGGGCCGGCCCCGTCGCACGCGTAACTGAAAAACAACAAGTGGAGCAATAAAAATGGGCGACTGTCACCTGTATCACGACGAGATTCGAATCAACGTCAGCGATCCGAAAATCACAAAAGTGTGGGTTTATTTGCGCGGCGAGGGCGACTGTCCTTTTCAGGTCATCGGCTGGCATTACAAAGAATTTCCCGCTTCCGTAACATCGGTCGACATTCTGACGATGTGGGCAAACGGCGAACAAAACCCGATGTCCTGGCCGCGTATGGACCCACCGCCAACAGTGCCAAATTACTCCCCGGACTGGGACGCAATCGAGGCCGAAATCAAGGCCCGGATCATTAACTAAGGAAAATCAATCGATGAGCAAAGTAATGGAACAGGCGGTTCAGATCGCTGGGGCAGCGTTGGAAAACGCGCTGAATTCTCTGGAGGACGCTGCGGTACAAATTGCCGTCGCGGAGATGTTCGTGGTTCTCGGGTCCAACTTTTTGCGCGCTGTCTCGGGCGAGGAATACACCCGGCAATTCCTACAAAACGGAATCGATCAACTCGACCACCCGGCCGTTGTGAACGTCATTCATATTGAAGAACACGAGGCAGAAACCAAGCACTAACGCTTGTCGGGGTCAGCCCCTAACGCAACCCGGCCGATCTTGTGCGCGATGTCCATCACCTTGGCAAGCGCGGCAATTTCGGCCGGTGTCGTAGTGCCCTGAATCATCTGAGCAGCCCTGGCGCGAATCGCGCGGGCAACCACCAAATCGTCCTCATTGAATCGAGCCAGCAGCGCGGCAACGTCGCTGTCCTGGCCGGTCACAGCGCGCGAGCGCTCCTGATGGTGGCGGCGCTCATCGGACCAGTTTTCCTTATCCGCACGCGTGGTCAGCGTGGCCGGATAAATGCTATGACGCTCGGCCAGCTCGGCCAACGTGGCCGTACCGTGAACGTACTCCAGGCGAATCGCCGGCCAATCCATCGCCTCACCTCACCCGTCTGAATGGAGCGTGCAGGTCGGAGTCGCACCGCCCAGACCAGAGGGGAACTCTGGCTCCTGCTCTTTTGCACGCGTAATTTTTTGCCCTTTGTACATCCCTGCCCCGAGCGCCTCGATCTGACTGAACGGCACCACCGGCACCGCGAGCCGAGAGGCGGCCTCAGGATTCAGGAAATAAACGTAACGCATCTGGTAGCCCGGTAACGGTCTGGCCCCGGCCGCCTTCGCAGCGTATGCCCCCGACCGGCCGTTAGCGCCGATGTGGTTCGGATTATTCAGCGTCTTATTGGCAATGATCGATCCGTCTGGCATCTGCAACAGCGACTTGTTTTTGGATATGCCGGTCAGCACGAAGCCCGAGGCGCGATAAATTGCGCCGTCGCCGCATTGCGTCCCGTCGCTGAAGGAGAGAATCCAATCAATATGCGGGTAGTGCTTGCGGATCATTCGGAAGGCCACGGCCAGCGCGCGGCTCTCGCTATTGCGCGGCAATTTTTCGCTGAAGGCCATACGGTTGAGCTCAAGCATTCCGTTCCACAGCGTACCGGGCACCAGGGCAATCGACTTGCGCTTATCCATCGGGCAGCCGAATGACATCACCCCTTCCAGTTTGCCGCCCAGGAACGCGCCTAGATGCAATTGACTGTTATTCACCGACTTGCCGCTGTAGTGAATCCGGCGCACCGCCTCGTTTGCAGCGGCGGAGCTGATCGGCTGAATGATGATGTCTTTAGCAGTAGGCGCGCTCAAAAGTCGGCTCCCTGCGAGGTCAAAAATATTTCGCAAATTCGCGCGATGGCGTTGCCGTTGCTGTTCTCGTTTTGCGTGTCACCAAACGGCCCCATTTTTTTCGAGGCGGCGATAGCGCGCTCGACCTGCTCGGCCTGCTCATCGTGCAGGACGAACGAGATTTGCCGAAATGGTTCTCGGTCGCCCTCACGCAACACCGGCATCATGTCCAGCGGATCGCAGTCAATCGACAGGGCTTCAATCTCGTCAAAGTCGAAACCGATCAATTCGAGGTCCGCGCCCAGCTCCTGCAACGCGTCCAGTTCCAGGCGCAATAGTTCGTCATCCCATCCGGCATTAAGCGCCAGCTTATTGTCTGCCAGGATGTAAGCGCGACGCTGGGTTTCCGTGAGGTGCCCCAGCTCGATCACCGGGACCGTCTCCTGCCCCATTTTGCGGGCGGCCATGACGCGGCCGTGGCCCGCCAATATCCCGTTTGAGCCATCCACCAGGACCGGGTTTGTCCATCCGAACTCCCGAATGCTGGCCGCTATTTGGGCGACCTGAGCATCACTATGCGTCCGCGCGTTATTCGCGTTTGGCACGAGGTCGGAAACTTTCCGGTGTTCAACCTGCATGGGGTTGGCCTTTATTCGGGACGAAAAAAAGCCCGGTTTTGGCCGGGCTTTTAGGGTCTAACGAACGAGGCGGGCACCTGCGTCAGACTGAGAGAATCCTAGTCTCAGCCGTGCAGGAACACAAGTGGCCCTTTGACTATATTTTTGTCTCCATCGATTCGAGCCAGCATTGCGGAATCAACCGCTCGCAACCGGCGTGTGACAGCGCGTGAATACATGCCGCCGTATCGAGCGGCAAAACGTCATCCCTCCCGATGTCGGTCACAATCCAGCCAGGACACCGGCCCCAAAAGCTGGCATACGCCAAATGGGGAAAATGGGCGTCGGCCGGAGTGGTCCGCGCCCATTCGATGGTCTGTCGCAGCCGTGCCGCGTCGGCAATCCACAAATGCTCCCCGTCCTGAACCAGCGCGATTCCGTCGTCGTAGATCACGAACAGCTCGCCAAAGGCCGTCGAGTTCAGTTCCTGCCATACCGTGGTCCCGGTCATCTGATGCTCCTTTTTCGCCTCGCCAAAATGGCCGGCCGTGCCGATCATATTAAGAACGTGCAGCCCGTTCTATATCCGCCCGTCGTGACAGCCTCCAACGGGGAATTCATCACCCCGATAACCGCCGACACTGGCGCCAGAGCCTCGCGGTCCAAGTCATCGCACGCATCGAAGCAAAGCTCGACGAATCCGGCCCACTCCCGCGCCCACGCCTCGGATCGAATCCGCACGCCGTATTCACCGTACAGCCAGTCGCGGAACATTTCCGGCTTGGCGAGCGGGTCCAGGCTCGCGCTCTGGCCGCCTTGGTGCATTCGTCGATATCGAAACAGCACGCCCATAGCGACGTAACGGGCGCGCACCATCTTGTGCTTGGTCATGCGGGGGGTTTTGTTATAGGCCCGCACGAAAACGGCAGCCTCGGCCATTTCGCGCAAGTCAAAGTCGGTCAACGGGTTATACATCCAGTGGCCGAACGCGGCGACGTAACCGGGCAAGGTGTTGATTGCTTGCTGAATCCGGCCGGCAATCGCCTGATGCACTGCGCGGGCCGTCCGACCATCGAACTGCGATAACTGGACTGCTTGCCCAAGCCGGGCGCGCTCGATAGCGAACGCGGCCAGCGAATCGCCGGGGGAGTAGTAACAGTCATGCCACGCGAGCCGCGCGGAATTCAGCTTCATTCGGACGCCTCCAGCGATTCGACCATATGGAAAAAATCGCTCAGCTCCAGGGCGACCCAGGACCACCCACGCGCCCACCATTCGGGGCGCAAGTCGTGAGCGTCGACGTAGCATACCCAACCGCGCCGGTTGATCTTGAGCGCCAGGATCGGCCGCGCATTGGCGCGAATCGCTTGGTCGACGGTTTGCTTCCACATCTGCTCCAGCTCCACCGGCCCCGGTCGCTCGGCGCGGGCCTTCACCTCGATAGCCCAACCGGGCAGGCCGGTTAGGTCGTGCCCACCAGAGCGGCTTTGCTCCAGGTTGCGCACCAGACGCCAGCCACAAGTCTCCTTCGCTATCAAGGCGAATTCGCGTTCGACTTGTGCCCCTTTGTTCCGACTGTTCACCATTTTGGCCCGCTCCCTTTTTTCGGTTGCTCAGATAGGTGCCGCTCACAGACCACCTTCGCCGCTTCCAGATCGCGCCCCGCGTAGATGATCGGAGAGACGCGAGGCGCGCGCGCGATGTACACGACCGATTTTTCGTTAACTCGCGACCGCGTAATGATGTAGCCCTCGGCCGTTTCGATCCGGTAGTTGCTCAACTGATGCCAGTCCATACCCTGCCTCCTTGAAATCAAAACCGGCGATTCTGAGTTGTAAGCGAATCCATTCGGGGTCTACCCCACTGACCAGCGCGTGCCACATTTCGCCGCTGAGGTAGCGTCTGGCGTCCACCCGGTAGCGCTCGACCTCGGTGCCGCGCCGGTTGGTTATCAGGTCACTCAGCGCGATGTTGATAACCGAAAGCATCAGCCGGCCTTCGGGCGTGTCGGGGAACTGGCACCCGATTTTGTTCACCAGTGCGCGCATCAGGTCGAAGGTCTGGCGCGTGGTTTTATCTATTATTTTTTGCGGCCCTGGAGGGCGCCCTCGCCGTGCGGTCATATCGATACCACCCCTTCCTTGATGAGCGTAGATAGCGTCCGCAACACGCCCTCAAGGTGAGCGAGCGAGACGTATTCGATATCGAAAGTTTGAGTCCGGCGGTCTATTTCGTCGTGGCAACTGGAGCACGCCCAGGCACCGAACAGGTCGTGGGATTTGAGCCCCATGCCGCACAGTCCGGCGAGCCGGTAATGGGCCAGGACCGTCGTGTCAGGGTCGAAATTGCACACGCCAGGGATACGCACTTGACAGTCACGGCCTCGCGCCAGACGGCGCAGCGTGGTCATGCGGGCACCGAATCCAGCTCGGCCTTCAGCATGGCGACGGCTTCCTCCTGCGTATCGCCATAGGTGAACCACGTCGGCTCGGCCGGCTCGTGTAGTGCGTTGTCCGCGACGGTGTCACCGACGCAGCCCCACGCCAGCCACCAGGACCCCGTCGGGCAAAGGACGGAATATGATGCAATCCCAAACCGCCCGTACCGCTCGCGTTCGATGTTCATACCTGCTCCTTAAATGCGTCGATTTCCGCCATTTGGGTCAACCGCTCTTCGGTCAGGGTCGGCCAGTCGTGCTCGATCACATACGCACACACGCCAGACCAAAACGCCTTGAACCGGTCCTCGCCCATCGATTGATAAGACAGGCTCTGCGCCTCCTTGAGAACCAGTTGCCCCAGGCCAGGGATGTCAATTTCCTTTCGGGTACAGCACACCCCGGACTCCACCTGTAGCCCCTTGATTACGTCGTGCGAATTCTGGCCGGTGAATCGGTCCAGATGCTGGCCGAGCAGTTTCCCCAGGCCATGCACGAGGCGATTGAACCGGGAATTGCGCGGGAGCGTGAGGTGCGCCAACACGCGTGTATTGAGTCGTAGGCCACGCTCGCGCAGCATCGAGCGGTCTGCATCAGTGGCGGCGACAAAGGCCGCTGTCGGCTTGCCAGTGGCCGGGTCATTCAAGACACGGAGGATCAGCTCCACGGGCGGCGGTTTCGGCGCGCTACTCATCGGTCGGCTCCCCGCGTACAGTGCCGCGCAGCTTATCGAGCGCAGCCTTGCCCACCGCTGGCGTTCGCCGCCCCTGGACCTTTTCCGGCAGGCCGACCAGGATCGGGCGCAGCGCTTCACCATCCGCCAACATCCGGCAGACGATCGCATAGGCGCGGGAGAACAACATGCGGCTGGCCTTCAGCGGCATCGTGGACAGGTTGTACAGCCCCACCTCACGCGCAGCATGGGACACGGCCGGATGGCTCCAGTCGACTCGCCCTGCGCCGGGATAGGCGTTGCGGGCGGCCTCGGCATAGGCATCGTCCTCGGACGGCAGCCCGAGCATCTCCGGCGTGGGCTTGCACATGGCAATGAAGCGGCCCACCGATGGTACGAAATCGGACGCCAGTTGGCGGCAGGCATGAACGCCGAAGCGAATTTGCTCGACGTTGGTGATGCCCTCGGAAATGAAGCCCTTGGTCATCGAGCGCTTGTACGCCTGCAAATCATTGTCGTCCGGCCATGCCTGACGCCACGCCGGGAAAATTGCTTTCAGCTCTTTGATGAGTGAGTTCACCACCCGCCCCGCCGCCTCATCAATGTTCGGTGGTTCACCGCCGCCCGATGTGGGGGCGTTGCGGGATTTGATGCGCGCGAGCACATTGCTGACCTTTTCCATTACAGGCTCCCCAGGTCTTTAGTCCATGTCAGATCGTCGAAGTCCGGGCCGGCCTTGCCCATCGGCACCACACGCCGCCCGGCATAGGTCTGAGCGTTCAGCATCCAATTGCGCCAGGACGCGAGCCAGTCGGCACGCACCTCGCCCTTTGCCCGAAAGTGGTTGAGGAACTTTTCAGTTTCCAGGGACAGCTCGGCAGCCGGCGCGCGCTCGTTCGCCCAGACGATCATGTCGGCGGTGATCGGGAATTCATCCGGTAGCGCGGCTTTGCGTTTGGCCTTGGGCGTGATCGGCGTCGCCTGGACACCGGCCGGTGATGGCGCGGCCTCGCCGCCATGCTCTGTATTCTCTTCTCTTCTCTTCTCTTCTCTGGTCACGGGGGCGTCACGGTCGCCGCGTGACACATCCGTTACGGAGGGCGTGACACTGGCGCGCTTCTTACGCTGGCGCTCCCCAGCCAGTGCCCGGTCCTTCGCGGGTTTCCCGTTGTGCCGCTCGAAATGCGGGAACTGAATTCCCACCTCATCGACGACCAGCCAGCCGGCCGCGCACATTGCGTTAGCGAACCCGTCACGGTGAACGTAACGGTCGATCCATTTTTTGGTCACGCCGGGAACGTGACCATCGCGTGACTGAGCATCAGCCCAGGACCAGAGGTGGTGCAGCATTCCGACCACCTCGAATTCGTCAACGTCCAGCGCGCAAGCCATCGCGATGACCGAGGGGTCATTGGCTAACGCCGTCCGCATCTTTATCCAGTCACCGGCCATTACACACCCGCCCCGAGCGAGTACTCGCCAATACGCACGAGCCGCCCTTTTTCGTTCCGCACCTGTATCCAATCGGTTTGGATAACCATTCCGCGATTCCGAAGTTCTCCGACGCGGGCAGCCAGACGGAAACAGCCGAATAGCTCCAGGGCCAGCAACGGCGTCAGGCGCCCCCCTGCCTCCAGGTAACGGGCGATGGCTACGCTCTGCGATTCACAGTTGATCGGGTTAGGATTGTTGTTCATACTGACCTCGCTCATCGATACCCCTGGCCCGTCCGCACGACATACCAGGGGTTTTTTTTGGCCGTTATTCGACCGGATAGAGATCGGGCCGCAACTCGGAGCGAGTCACAGCACCATTGACGGCGCGCTCAATTTTCAGCACCAGCTCAGCCGGCACATTCAAATTGCGGTGTACGCATTGCCAGATGCGCGGTTGGCTGGTCCCGCATAAGCGGGCTAGTTCGGCCTGCCCCCCGGCGAGGCGAACCGCTCGGTCAATGGGGCGCTCTTGAGCGAGGCGAACCGCTCGGTCAATCGGGCGTTCTCGGTCCATCATGGCGGCCACCTGTATCGTTTTCGTATCACGATAATAACCTAGGTTTTCGAGCCGTCAATGACCAAACGATGGCGGTGTTGCCTGACCAATAACATTTGTTATATAGTTTTGCGCATGAATACGACCACTCCCCCTACCCTGGCCGATAGGCTTAAAACCTCGATGGCCGCCCGTAATCTGACGCAGCTTCAGCTCGCAAGACTGGTTGGCGAAGTCAGCGGCCTGCCCCTTTCACAGGTCGCGATCCAGAAAATAACCTCCGGCAAAACCCTCCAATCCAAGCGCCTGCCAGACATCGCCAGAGCCTTGGGCGTCACCGTCGAATGGCTGGCCCACGGCGAGGACAGTTCGCGTTTTTCCCTGACCACAACTACAGTGGTCGATGTTGGTCCAGCGGCGGAACAGCCGTCCAACACGGACACGGAAGAACGCAAACTCAAAAAGGGGTTGGTGCCAGTGGTCGGAATCGCACAGCTTGGCGACGATGGTTATTTTGACGGGGACGGCGGCCCGTCAGGGTTTCTAAAGATTCACAGTGACGACCCGGACGCCTACGGTCTGAGGGTAAAAGGCGACAGCATGAGCCCGCGCATCAAACACGGGGAGTATGTGGTGATAGAGCCGAACCAGTCGCTGATCCTGCATGAGGATGTACTGGTCATCACCAGCGACGGGCGCAAGATGATTAAAGTTTTTTGCGGTTTGAAGGACGGGTTCTACCGCTTCGAGTCGATCAACGAGGACCACAAGCCGATCCATGTTGCGGCCGAAAATATTGAAGGGATTCACTACGTCGCCGGGATTCTCAAAGGCACTCGCTACTTCGAGCCCTGAGCCACCGGCCAGCAAAAGACCCGCGCCAGACGCGGGTTTTTTTGTGCCTGCCAGGACATCAGGACTTTCAGGACATCACCCCGCAAGTTATCCCCCGCGTGGAACCGATACCTAAATTTAATAACCTAAGTTATTGACATGGGTTATGGTTGGGATATTCTCAGGTCATCAGCAAGCCGAACCCAGCAAGGAGCAGCCGCCATGACCACCACCGATAAAACCATCCTCGCACTTCTGATCCTTTGCGCCATCGGTGCAGGCGCGTATCAATACTGGGAGGCGCTGGCCCCCCTCCGCACCATCGCGCAAATTCTCGCAACTACCAAGTAACGGATCGACGCACGGTGCCCCCACCCAACGGGGGCACCGCTGCGTCTCCACAGCTCACGACGCCTATAGGGGGCCGCATGTTCGCCACGTTGATTAAACGGCAGATTGCCGTCTGTGACTCGTACATCCGAAATTTTGAGGACGGCCTCGCCTATGCCGATGGTCCGGCGTTTCGCCAGGACAAGGACCGCATTCGGGAGCTGCGCGAAGAAAAGCGGATATGGCAGGAAATGCTCAAGGCCGTGACCGAGGGGGCCGCATGAAAACGCCCATCACGCTGTACATCCATCAGAAGCCAGGGGAGCCGCAACGGGCAATTACCTGCGACATGAGCGATTGGCCGGCCGCCTACGGCGCACTGCTCGGCACCATCACCGTGGAGGTCGAATGGCCGGAGATCGAGGCGAACCCGACCGCGCTCCTGATCGCGCGCTACGAACAGGAGATCGAGCAGGTTCATTCCCAGGCCGTGCAGCGGATGGACGCACTGTCCGCGCAGATTCAGAACCTGCTTTGTATCGAGCACCAGACGCCAGAGGCAGACCTATGAAGCGCCTTCGTCGCCGGGCCGCACTCCTTCGCTCCCGTTCAATAGTGGTCGGGTTCGTGGTCTGGCTGTCGCTGATGACGCTCATTGCCATCGGTGGCGCGATCACCGATCAGTCGGCCGACACCATCCAACCAGAGCAAAACGCGGGGGCACAACGTGGAAACTAAAACCCATTTCCGTAAGGCTTTCGATTCGCCGTATCTCTCCAGCGCCGATATCGTCGGGCCTACCGTGCTCACTATCGCGCGCGTCACCCTGGAGGCGGACCGGACCAAGAAGACCAAGGACCGGTTCAATACTGCATGGTTTGCCGAGCGCGAGCTGCGTCCTGGCGAACCGCTGAAGCCGATGATCTTGAACGCCACCAACTCAGGCACGCTCAAAAAATTGACCGGCAGCCCATACATCGAGGACTGGCAAAACGTCCGCGTCACGGTGTACGTCGAGCCGAACGTGCGTTTCGGGAAGGAGGTCACCGAGGGGTTGCGCATCAGCCCCAAGGCCGCCAACGCGGTGACCATCACGCCGGCCAGTGGCAAGACATGGGAGAATGCCAAGGCCGCGTACCGGCGCGACGGCAGCCTGGACGCGGTCCTGGCACGCGCGGCGATGTCGGAGGTACATCAGCAGCAGCTCAAGCAGGAGTGCGGCGATGGGATGGCATGACGTAGCGCAGAACACCGAGGAATGGTTTGCGCTGCGCATTGGCAAAGCCACCTCCAGCAACTTCAGTTCGTTCATGGCGAACTTCGGTAAGGCGTTCGGTGATCCCGCCAAACGCTACGCCCTCCAGTTGGCGCTCGAACGGATCACCGGCCAGCGTGCCGAATTCAGTTTCCAGAGCGATCATTTGGAGCGCGGCCACCTCCAGGAGCCGGTTGCCCGAATGCTCTACGAGGACGCGCAATTCGTGGAGGTCACGAACGGGGGGTTCTTCGATTGCACCACACACGGCGATTCACCAGACGGGCTTGTCGGCCTGCACGGTGTCCTCGAAATCAAATCAGTCACGGCCGGGGTTCACTGGGACACGATGCGTCGCGGGTCATTCGATCCGTCCTATCGCTGGCAACTCGTCGGGCACCTGGACTGCACCGGGCGCGATTGGGTCGACTTCGCGAGCTACTGTAGCGACTTCCCACCGGCCGGGCAGTTGGTCATATACCGCCAGGACCGCGACGACTTTAAAGAGGAACTAGTCCAGTTGGCCGAGCGGCGCGCTGAATTCCTGGCACTGGTCGATCACATCACTCTCAACATCCCGAGGTAGTTATGGCGCGTGGAGTAAATAAAGTCATATTGGTTGGCACTCTGGGACAAGACCCGGACAGCCGCTACTTGCCCAATGGTAATGCGGTAACGACTCTCAGCATGGCGACCAGTGAGAAATGGACGGACAAGCAATCGGGGCAGCCGGTCGAAAAAACCGAATGGCACCGGGTCTGTCTATTCGGAAAGGTCGCAGAAGTCGCCGCGAAGTATTTACGCAAAGGCTCTCAGTGCTATATCGAGGGCAAGTTGCAGACGCGGGAGTGGGAGAAAGACGGGATCAAGCGCTACACCACCGAGGTCATCGTCGATATGCGCGGCACGCTACAACTGCTCGGTGGTAATCCGAACGGGCAGCAGGCACCGCAGCAACAGGCGCAGCCCCCACAACAAAGTCAGCAGGCCGCACCGCCTGACAGTAATACCTATGACGACGACATACCCTTCGCGCGTCTGCCTCATCTGGCCGGCGCGTAATCAAACGACGGTGTAATCATTACACCGTCGTATTCAACGAACCACCGGGGGGCACTATGCACAAAAAGCATTTTTTAATGGAGGCGGTGTTGGCCCAGGCACTTGCACTGCTCCACCGGGCTAAAGCGTATGTGAATAAATACCCCAGCATTGGCGCTCAGGAATTGAGCAAAGAGCTGACCGAGTTTCTCGCCGCCCAGGACAAGGAGGACGACTGATGGAGGTTTTTTTATTTCGCCGTAAGGCCGAGAGCGTCGCGGCTCTTGGCTTCTGTGAAGTCGGCCTCGTGGTGGTTGCGCAAGTGGCGGACTTGTTTTGGGCGCTGGACGAATTCGGCAACCCGTATGATTTCGAAGTGTGCCCCGCCCGGCCAGGAGACGCTCTGCACGCGTGGCAACGCGATTACTCCAAGATCGTCGCGGCGGAAACCAAGACGAAGACCGCGCCAGGGACATGCTTCTTTACTGATGATTGTCCACACGCCGAGCGCTCCAGTATGGCGACGATCAGCGAGACACTCATGGATCAAACAGAACGCAAATGGTCGCCGTTCATTCGTGACGAATTAGTGTAGGGAGTAGGGATATGGAACCTGAAATTCTGCATGTACCAGAGCTGGCGCTACTGATGGGGCGCACCGAGGCGGCGATTCGCAGCGCGGTCCAAGCCCGGCCAGACTGGTTGCCCCCGTATTATAAGCAGGGCTCGCGGATATGTTGGCGTCTGGAGACGGTGCGCAAGTATCTGAGGGATTTTGAAGCGGGGGAGCATCAGGCGCTTAAAGTAGGGCGGCCCCGTAAAGAGCCGCCGAGTCTGGTAGCGCTACGCTAATTTGTCGGCAAGGTTCTCGGGGCTCAAGTGCGTATAGCGCTTGAGCATTGCCAGGGTCTTGTGCCCGGTAATCGCTGCAACCTCCATGATGTCCAGGCCGCGCTCGAACAGCCGGCTGGTCGCCTCATGGCGGAGGTCGTGATAGTGCAGGTTGACCACGCCAGCCGCCTCGCACGCGCGGGGGAAATAGTTACTGACCGATTGCGGCGAGATACTAAAGACCCGGCCATCAATTCGCGCGGGTAAACTTTTGAGCAATTCGAGAGCCCGCGTAGATAGTGGCACCGCGCGGCGCGATCCATTCTTACTGTCCTCGAAGTATGCCACCCGCCCCCGAAGCTGTTCACGCGTCAGCATGACCAGCTCAGTGCGGCGCATTGCCGTGTCGGCCGCAAGTTCGATAATGATCGGCAGCTCTCTATTAATCGCCCCGGCCGCCTCATATATCTTTTTGAGTTCGTTGGTAGTCGGGCGGCGGTCCCGCTCTTGGCTACCCTTCGGCAATCTAATATTAGTGCAGGGATTGACCAGCCCGGCCATATGCCACTCTTTCGCCGCGATGGTGTAGAGGTGGCTGATGATTGCAAGTTCCAGGCGAATAGTTGCGGAGGATACTTTCTCCTTACTCCTGGCGTCCCGATACTCGGCAAGGTCAGACGATGTAATAGCGGAGAGGTTTTTCTCAGCGAGGGGATGAAGTAACCAGCGAGCGATTCTAGTCGCCTCTTGCTTCTTGCCCTTTTTGTGTTCGCTGATTTCGGTCAAGTATCTATTGAGCGCTTTGGTCAGCGTAGTGCGATCAGCCTCGCGGCCATCGACAAAACGTGAGCGGGACATATCGCCTTCTAGCTCCGTCGCCCAGCGTTGCGCCTCGGCCTTCGTGTCGAAGGTAGCGGTGAGGGTTGGGTAGCCTTTGCGCCGGATCAGTGCCCGCCAAGCGGTGCCGCGTTTTTGATAGGTAGCCATTTGAAGGTGCCCGTTTCCAGATGGTTGGAAACAGGAGGATAGCCCGGTTTTAAACCGATGTACCAAATTTGTACCAAAAGCAAAAAGGCCCAGCGGGGGTAAGCCGCTAAGCCTTTGATTTTGGCGGAGAGATAGGGATTTGAACCCTAGGAAATGTTGCCACTTCAACGGATTTCGAATCCGATTTTGCCCGTTGATTTACTTCACTTTTTTCAGTCAAGGTATTGAAATCATTGCACAAGCATTCATCACCATGAAGCTTGATACACCATGATTTGGTACATCCGATGTACCAAATTTGTACCATCGTTGCACCAGGGCGACCGGCCCCGTACCCTATCGGCCGACGTACCTGTCAAGTCGGCCAGGGGGCAAAAAAAATAACCTACGGTATTGACGCCTCCACCGATGGACGGTACACATACGACAACAAATTCGCGTCGGCCCACCACCGCAAGCGATTCAGGGAAACAAGGACAGTAGGAGTAACCGCATGGCTTTGAATTCAAGTTTAGGGTTTGCCCAGTTCGCCCACCGTGAACACCTGATCCATGATTTTCTCTCTACCGTTGAGCCACCACCTGCACCGCCCACACTTCAAGAGCTGCGATCACAGCGCAAGGCGAAGAAGCGGCAACTTCGAGAGTTACAGTCACTCAGCCCTGAACAAATAGAATTCGCCGCCCCCGCTATTTCCCGCCAGACCGAAGACCTCAAGTCACTTGAGGACCAAATGCGCGAAGCACTCGGAATAGATAAGCCGGCCCCGCAAGAGCGGCCGGAATTATTGCTCGCGTCTTTCGAGTTTCAAACAATACCCTCTATCACACCGCCCACGCCCGGTATTGAACAGGCCAGCGAGACAGCCAAGCGGCAGGCCGCACTTGAGAAAGAGCTGCGCGTCACCCTTGGCGTTCCTACCCCGTCCATACCAGCAGTGCCCACACGTAAACACGTAGAGCGCCGGCCGCTATTTAAACGCCAGCTTGAAGTTATTCTCCAGGTTCGGGACGCGGATTGGCGGGAGATTCCTTTCTATCACTCTGAGTTCAATATGACCGCCGTCGAGGCAGAAATCGAAGCCGGCAAGAAAGCCCGACGCCTTGGCCTTAAAGTCCTCAAACACATAAAGACCACTTCTAAAGAAATCGAATACACCGTTGGAGCGGCGCGAGCATGAACAGGGACCACGCATATCTCTATGTCATTCGGCAGCACATCGAATTGTTGGCCGAAGACGAGCGCATCAAAGTCATGCGGCTGGTCGATCAGTTGCAAGCGACGGTTGATGCGGCGGGCGATAAGGCAGTCGCATCGATGGCACTCACTTTAGTGTGTGCGCGAAACTTGATTGATATTACAAGTGGGGGGAAATGATGACGCGAAACGATTACAAGCTTCAGCGCTTGCTAGGCGATATCGAATTGCTAGAGCAACCCTATCGCGCACTCGTTGAGGGACATGCGGATTCAATCCGCAAGATGATTAATGATGCTGGCGATTGCCGGCATCTAGTGTTTGTCGCGCTGGCACTGGTCAGCGCTGAACAGATGGTCAGCTATGGCGGGACTCAATGATGAATAAAGAGGCGCGGGACCTATTAACCCTGGAAAAAATAATTAGCCAGTTTACATGGCTAACAATGGAGCAGCGCGACGAGGTGATGAAACTGTTGCAACAGATTGAAGACGTAATCGATTCAGCGAGCGACGTGAGTGTCTCAGCTGCGGTGCTCAGAATTATCGGCGCGATTACTGTCGCCTCTTCGGTTCACCCAAAAAAATTGGCTAACAAATCCAAACAATCCAACTAACCCAAACCCAACAGGGACGGCACCATCATGGCAACAATCGCTGACTTCAAGGCCGCCGAGCGCGCGCTAGCAATGCAATTCACCGCCTTTGAAGAAATGAAACAAAACCCGGAACTCAGGAAGGCGCTAGAGCTTGACGCTGCGCTAGAGGCATTCTGCACGGAGCATAAGACTTCGCGCGCTGCGCTCTATGAATTGCTGGCCCTGGACATCGCGCCGGAAAAGAAGCCGGCCAGTAAGCCGGCCAGTAAGCCGGCCACCGGGAAACGTGTGTTTAACGGCGTCAAAATCAGGACGTTCAAAAACCCCCATACCGGCGAGGTGCTAGTCGTGCGTGGCAATCGCGACGGCAAGTTCAATCAATGGAACATCGAATATGGAAAGGACGTTGTAGCGTCTTGGAAATTTCACGAAGAGGACGCTCCACCGAAACACCCGAAAGCCTAAAGGTGAACCCGGACTAGTGCCGGGTTTATTGTTTCTTGAGGGCAATAACCGGAATGATGGTGTTGTAACCGACCATGTTCGCGCTGGTTATGTTCATGCCCGTGAGGTCCATCCCGCGCGTGTACGACCCGCCCGGCAATGACGCGTCGTTGAACAGGATTAGCGCAAGCGTGGTGGTCCCGGCAGCAATTGCGGTCATCGCGTCACTAGTCGATAGCGCGGCAATCTGCCCCGGCACCGAAGCGCTAGCCATAGAATACATCGCGAGACTAGGCGATGTGCTCCCATGCATTGCCACATAATATAGGCCGGGGTTTAGGGTCACGGGAGCACCGAGGGTAACGGCAACCCGGCCACTTGCGGCGGTCGAAAAGTTGGCGCTCGCCACACACGTTCCGGGTTTGCCAGCCCCGAGAAAATTATAAATACCAACGTCCACCGTAGTCGCCGCCGACCCGGTTCGGACGGCGATCACAATGTCGGTGAACGTCAGCGCCGAATCAAGATAGACGAGGTTTAGATGTAGACGGGTCGCGCTGTTAAGTGGTCCCGACGTGTACCCGCCGACGCCCGTGTAAAACGGGAAATCATTCAAGGTCGCGGCGGCGCTCGCCATGCCGGCTTGACTGCCCCCGCTCGGCGTCGCCCATACGGCGGTGCCCCCCGTGACGGTCAACACCTGCCCCGTGGAACCAATCCCCAGGCGACCCGGCGCACCGCTCGCCCCGCCGAGAATCAGGTCGCCGGCCGTGGTCATGGGGTTTGTCATGCCAGCGGCGACCGCCGCCCACGTCGGGACGCCAGCGGTTAACGTCAGGACGTGCCCGTTCGTGCCGGCCGCTAACCGCGTCGGGACGCCAGACGCCCCGCCGTAGATCACATCCCCGCTCGTGGTCATCGGGTTAGTCATGGCCGCGTTGGCCGCCCATACCGCCGTGCCCCCCGAGACGGTCAGGATTTGCCCGGTCGACCCGATGCCCAGGCGGCCCGGTGCCCCCGATGCCCCGCCGAGAATCAGGTCGCCGGCCGTAGTCATGGGGTTGGCGAAGCCGGTCGCCACTGCCCAGGCAACAGCCCCCGCAACGGCAGTCAACACGAAGCCGTTCGTGCCAATCGCCAGACGCCCCGGCGTGCCACTGGCCCCGCCGACGATCAGGTCTTGGGAGGTGGTCATGGGGTTGGACATACCCGACGTGACGGCGGCCCATGTCGTGCCATTCCACACATACAGCGCGTTGTCGGCTTTGCTGTAGACCTTCAAGCCCTCGTGCCGCGCGCCCATAGCGATAGCAGTACCGCTCGAATCATTGCCCGGCACGAACACCCAGGCCGTGCCGAAGTACCCGGCGAGACAGTTCGCCCGGCCTGTCCACGCCCCGGTCGGACTGGCACCGAGAATGTATGTGTCCCCCTGCGCGGGGGAACCGGGCGGAGTATTGAGCGCGACGCTGATAACACCGGTCTGCAAAATCTGAATCTGGTTGAGCGCAGTGTTGTGCGTGATTTCCGGTTGCGCTTGCTGGCCGGCGATGTAGCTGATACCGAGGTCGGCGGATGTGGTCATAAGTTCCTCACACGGTCGCGATAGCGGGGAAGCCGCGTCCGCGAACGTCGCTCAGTTGATAAATGCGAAGGGTGACCGGGTTGCCAGGGGTTAGCCCGTCAGCGGTTTGCTCGGCGGCGGTGTAGCTTGTGGCGGGCGTGGTCGCGGCGATCGTTCGGACGACGCTGGCACCGCTATAGATGTCAATCGAATACGCCTCGGTCAGCTCGCCCAGAGGAACGGGGCCGAGCCCCAGGCCGGGCACTTGCAGACGGGACCGGCGCACCCAGGACAGCGCCAGATTGTTCGATCCATCGCGCACCCCCGCAACGTGAACCGGTGCCTTCGGCATTTTGCCGACGCCATTATTGGTGAAGGCCTGCGCGGCCGTATCGACTTCGTTGGTCAGGACGCTGACCGGTTTGAACAGCCGCGAGTAATACCAGTCGGCCGGGCCGAATTCGCTACGCCCCAGCGTGGCCGTTCTCAGCAGAACAAAGACTTCGTTCGTGCCGTGCGTGGTGTTCGCCTCGGTGCCCAGGCGGCCGCGCAGCAGGTTGCTCAACGTGTACTGTCCAGGGCCGACCAGGGTCGCCGTTGCGAACTGAATCACTTCGCCCCCCTGGCCGGTCGCTGGCCCCAACCACGCCGCATTGTAGCCAGCGATAACGAGGTCTTCGCTGACGCTCTCCAGGACCGAGCCGGCATAGGCGAGCGTCACGGTTAGCGTATTGCCCCGGTCCCAGAAGGCTGTCGGGCCAACCGGCAGCGCGACCGGGACATCACCGATCACAGAGCGGACGCCAACCTTGCTCATGCTGGAATAGGACGAGCCGCCATCAATCGAGCGGCGCACATCAGCACCGCGCCAGCCGGCCGACTCGCCAGTGACCACCCAGTAAAAACCCGTGTCATCGTTACCATCCTGGACGATGGGCATGTCCATCAGCACCAGACGCGTTACGCCAGGGAACTTGACCACGTTGCTTGGCAGGTTGCCGTCCGTGCCCAGCGCGGTCGAGGTATAGACCTCGGGGTCATCACGCTGCGCCTCATAGGTAGACACCCCGTTATCACCGCGCGAAATGCGGACCACTTTATAGGGGATGATTTGGCCGTCCACGAGCACGCCCAGCACATCACCCGACGCGCGGCGAACCCACTTATCGGTCAGGGAAAACGACACGCTACGGCGTGCGGTCCACGCTTCCCACAACGTGCGGTCTGCGATCCGGCGCGCGGCATCGACACCCAGCGTCAGCGGCAAATCGACGCTGATAATATTCGCCGCGTTGCCCAGGTCTTTAAAGGCGCGCTGACTGTTGAGCTGATAATCCAGCTCCGGGTCGAGGTGCGTGAGCGATACCGTTTTGGGCATCTCCAGTGCCGTCACCGCTTTGAAGCGTGCCGGCTCGGTCGCATTGTCTGCCCCCTGGACGGCACCCATGTCGCCCACCGGGACAACGCCCTTCATGCCAGCGCCCCGCTTCACGCAACGCACTTGCCCGGCCTGCTCTGCCAAGTCGAAATTGAACGCGACGGCGAGCGGTGTCAGTGCCCCGCTTGCCTGGACCGACCGCGCGATCACCAGACCGCGCAGCTCATCGGTCAGCCCAGTGACCGAAATGTCATCCACGCCGACACGCCGGGCGATGTCTTGCACCACCGCCGCCACGTTGGTGACTGCACTCCCGGCGATTTCCACCTCGATGTTCGGGAGCCGGTTACCAAAATCCGCCAGTTGCATGTCTTTGAAAACGATGTAAGCGACGTTTCTATATGCCGGCGTGCTCGCGGAATACGATTGAATCCACGGGTCGGGCACCTGCACCTTCGAGCCCGGCCAGAAGTGCATTTCCTCCATGACCGCGTGAGCGCCCATCGCCTTGGTGACGACTTGCCCGTTCACCGGATCGACCGCCGGCAGCGTGAGCCCGGTCGAGTCATAGATCAGTTTCGAGTTTGCCCAGATACGCTTCACACCGACCATCGTGCCGGCACCCATCGCCAGGGCAAAGCTCATGCGGTAGCTGTAGGTCGTCGTCGTCGCGCCACCACCGCCGCCTTTGCCGCCGCCTGAGTCTTCTTCCTCGGCGGTTTCAATCAGGCCGGTCGACCAGATGACGTTGCCGCTACACCGGTTCTCCGCGCCATAGATCAGAGGGATTGCGTTACCGTAGGTCGACACAATGATTTGTTTGTCTTGCAGGCGCGGGCCTTCGAGTTGCGGTCCGTCTGGCGGGTCGATAATCCCGCCGACCGTCATGCCGATTTGCGCGCCATAGATCGCGCCAGCCGGACCACCGCCGACGAAGAACCCGATGACGGCACCGGCCGCACCGCCGACAACTTGCCCGACGCTACTCATGCTTTGTCCTCAAGGTCGGGATACCGCCACCAGGAATGTACACGCGCCAACCACAGTGGCGTCAGGCCGTGCTCCACTACACCGCCCGCCTCGCTATAGGAATGAATCAGGGTCGCCCCACCGCGCGGGTCAGAGGCGAGGATGGCGAGGTGCATAGGTAAATCCTCACGCCAGTGCAGCCACGCGATGTCACCGGCTTGTGGTTCAAGGTCCATCGGGCGCAGAAACAGCCGCATCCCTTCGCCCATTCGGTTAGGGTTCGGCACCCGGCTGTAACCACCGAACCGCGCCCACGCCTCGGCGTCCTCAGGCAGTGCGCCGGTCGCATGACCGACGCCACGGATCAGCCCGACACAATCCACACCTACGCCACAGAGAGACGCCTGATGGTGGTACGGAGTGCCGATCCAGCGCCGGGCCTCGCTGACAATTCGCTCGCGCATAGTTACCCCTTGGCGTCTGGAAACTGGTTAATGGCATCACTACCTGGCACGTCAGGGAACCCGCCGTAATCGACCATATCTGCGTTGAAGCGCATGTGATCGGAAGGGGATTTATTGCAGCCAGGGGTCGCGCTGTATGTGTCACCGACTTCAATCGGAAACAGCAGCGGCGACCACAGGACGAACACACCGCCTTCAAACCGTTTGATTTCGCTCGATGCCCCGGCGTTGGCCCCACCAGTGAAGGTCAAGATGCCCAGGTCAAAATGACCGGCCGCTTCAGCGCGCGAGCTGTCGATCAGAATCCGCCGCGTTGCTGTATTGCTCGCGGCCGGCACCGCCGTCGACGTGGCCGATCCGGTGACGGTGATCGCTGCCAAGATCACCGGGCAGCGTGCGTCAAGGGTCGAGCCGAAACCGTAACGGCAGGACGCCGTGAAGTTTTCCATCAGCCCGCGTTGGCGCAAGTTGGCCGAGCCGGTCAGCACCTCGAAGCTGAAGCCCTCGGTGCCGTGGCTCATGGTGCCAGTGGTGCCAGCCATGAGGCGGAACGGTGTCTCGCCGCCATGATTGAGCCAAGGGACCATCCAGACCTCAAACTTGGCAAAGTCAAACAGGCCGTTGTACAGCTCCTGTTCACTGATGCCCGCGTCGGAAATAATCCCGATCAGCTCCATATTCCCGTTCGCACCGATGGTCGTCGACTGCTCCGTGGCTGTAGCGCTCAGGCTGTTGCATGGGCTATGCACAACACCCCGGAACGTCAGCGGCCGGTCGAGCGAGGTGAAGGCGAACACCTGCCCATCGGTGCGCGTAATCGTCCAGGTCTGCGCCCATTGCGTGTTACATGGAACAAGGTCAGCCAGGACCAGCGCGGTCATTTGCGTGACCGGTGTATCGGCGTGGAACTCCACCAATGGAAGCGCGGCGAATTGTGTCGCACGCATCGGCGGGGTCGGCGCAGCCAGGACCAACGCGGCGAATTGAGTATCCCGAATAATCGGTGTCATTCCGCCCATGACCAGCGCAGCAACTTGCGTTGAGTTAACCCCCGACCCGGCGCCAAGAATTAACGCGGCGAGTTGCGTTTCTCTGGTATCCATAGTTAGGCGGTCCGCTCAACCTTGAAATTCAGGGAGTCCACTTGCGATGGCGTGAACGGTGCGGCGCTCGAAGGGTCGGTCTGAAACACGTCTTGACGATAGGTGTAAACCTCGGTCAGTGGCTTGTCGGCGCCGGCCGTAGTCGAAGCCCCGGACACAATCGACACCTTGGTGTTCGCCGTACCGGCTTCGGTCTTGCGCGCACGCTCAACCATGACAACGGCGTTTACTACCGAGATACCGCCCGGCAAATTCTGCAACCCGAACTGAGATACAAGGCCGGTCGTTGCAGCGGTGATGTAATCGGTATCGTCGTTCGGGCTAGCCTCGTCGATACACTCGTACCCGGTCGCGGCACCGACGGCGGTCCAGTCGGCAGTTGCCGTATTCGCGTTGGGGAACAGGGTTAGAACACGGCGGTCACCAATAAACGTATTGTTGTAGCTCGACGTATTGTCGTAACAGAAAACATCGTCGAGATCCATTGTCGGATGGTTAAGCGCTTCGCCTGGAATATTTCCGCCGATATAGGCTTGACTCGCTTCGACGTTGGCGGTGTATACCGTATCGATGCCGCTAAGCGAAAGGACGGTAACGCCGTTTACTCGCACTTCTACGGTGCCCACGGTATCGCTAAAAAAGACGACCGCTTCAATATGCTGATAGGCCGATGCGACAACGACCGGCGAGGCGCTGGTCCCGAGCAATGTGCCGCCGCTAGGCCGGCGTCGCCATGCGGCAACCGTCCCGGTACTTTGTAGCCCGATGGTCAATTGTTCGATGTTGGCCGTATCGCAAAATTGAAAAAGGTTTGTCCCGTCGTTGCCGCTTGGCAATGAAGCAAAATAGAACGCGGCGCCGATCCCGACCGTTGTTTTTGCACCGCCGAATACGCGGCGCAATTTAGTGGTTGGAGTGCCGCCGCTTTGCCGAATATGTAGTGAACCTGTACGTGGGTTGACGCTCGACAAGCTAACCGATGCACCAACTTCAGCCCATACGCCGTCAAGCATTTTCGTCGTACTTGTCCCGTAGTGGTCAAAACCATCACACCAAAGCAAAGCCATAGATCACCTCAAGATTTAGCAAGGACGGATTTCGATCAGCACCAAGTCGGCAAAACCGGACACGCCGTAGTCTTGCAACAGGCCATCAAAGGACTCGTCGGATTCAAAGCGGACCTCAACGTCGTACAGATACCCGGCACGCACTACCGCCCCAGGCGCGGGCGGACCGCTGAAGGTGACGACGCCGGTTAAGCGGTCGACGGTCCAGGTCAGCGGGACTAGCGGGAAAACCCACGTTGTGGGATCGGTGTTGTTGATCGAAACCTTGACGGTCGAAACCACCGGATGGACGACGTTGCGCGTGTAGGTTTGCGCGCCTCGCGTGTAGGTCTTGACCAGTTGGAACGCGACGGCAATTCCGTCACCCGTGCCCAACACCTGATCGCTGAAGGTGATCGTCGGGACATGGTTCGGGCGGTCCAGCGCACGCGACGCAAAGTCCAACGGATCGCGAAACGGAAAGCTGCGCAGCGGACCGCGCACGATTAACCAGTGATCGCGCACCGCCTCATAAACATCGTGGTCACGGATCGCTTGCGGCAGCGTGTAGCGGTGTAACGGATGTTCCCAGCGCTGGTTCGCCTGCTCGGCACCTGAGTCCGAGTGCGTGATCGATGTCGACCAGCGCGGCGATGACATGCACGGATAGCCAGGAACGCAACGGTCCAGGTACAGGTCCAGGAATCGGCTCATGTGATACTCATTTGCTGTTTGGCGCGGCGGGCTATTTGCCGCTGGGAGGCGCGAAACGAATTCGCGTCAGGCGTGTTGATGTTGAAAATTTGCGTGCTACGGTCGCCGGCCGTGCCCTGCGGTTTGATGCTCCCGCTATTGCCGGGAATCATGTACTGACGCCCGTTGCTCATGAACATTTCAGGAGCATTGTTCTCGCCTACCTCGTACAGATTGCCGGCCTGCACCGGGCCGCCGACCGCCTTGCCGCCAGCGAATCCGAAGAAATCACCAGCGGCCTTGAGCCCGGTAGCCAACAACCCGCCGCCCCGGCTCCCGGTGTCTTTGCTCACTGCACCGAACACGCTGTCCATGATTTGCGCAGCGGCAGCCTCGGCAATCATCCGCTGTATGACCTTGCCGAAATTGGCCGCCATGCCGTCCACACCATCCGCGAACGGGTCAAAGAGGAAGTCGGCAAAGGCGCTCTGCATATTGCGCGCGGCCTCATCAGCGAACACGCTCATCACGTCCTTGGTTTCCGCCAACTTGTCCTGCGCCTTCGACAATCCTTTGTCGAGTCCATCCATCACGTTGTCGTATTGGGTCTGGTTGATATCGCCCGCGTTCAACGATTTGCGCAGTGTTTCGACCTTTGTTTGATAGTCGTCTAACAGCTTCTGGCCGTCGGTAAAGGTCGACTCTTGTACGGCGTTGAACGCGGTGACGCGCTCGGTGTGATCCTTGATTGCCTTTTGACTTTTGTCGTAGGCGTCGACAATCGCGAGCGCGGCGGCGGCGCTTTCCAATTGGGCTTTGGTCGCGCCGTCTTGGGCGAGTTTGTACAGGGCTGTTTGCGTGGTGGTCATGCCGACGGTTGCGGCTTGCTCTTGCAGCGCAACGACTTGTTTGTCTATCGCCGCCGCCGCTTTTGCCGTCGCTTTTGCCGCCGCCGCTGCGGCGGCGGCGGCCTCGGCGTTCTGGCGTTCAAGCCGTTTAAGCTCCTTTGCATACTCGCGCGCAACCGCCGCCGCTTCTTGGGCTTTCTTGGCATAGGTGCCGTCGAAAAGTTTCTCGATGCGTTCCGCGCCTTTGGCCTCGGCCGCGTCGATATCGGCTTTCATTGCCTTAAGCGTTTCCCCGGCGATTGCAAAATCACCGCTCGCCGCTTGCACCGCCGCCGCCGCAAACCCGGCGAGACTGATAGCCCCGGCTTGCAACTCAGTGCCGAGCGCCAGCGCAATAGCAGTAAGAGCCTTGAGGATGGTGCCGAGGCCCGAGCCACTATCGGCGGCGGTGTCCGAGTTGTCGGCAAGGTCGAGCATCAGCCCTTCAATATCGTTCAGCGCGGGCAACAGTCCGGTGGCGAGATTGTTCGCCATCCCGCGACTTGCCCCGGACAGAACAGTCAAGTTGTCATTGAACGTATCGGCGGCGGCGGCGGCCTCGGCGCTCATCACCAGCCCCAGGCGTTGCGCTTGCGTCGTCAGGTCGGTGATGCCTTGCTTGCCGCTATTGAGTAGCGGGATCAGCTTCGCGCCGGACTTGCCGAACAGGTCTTGAGCCAAGGCGGTCTTGTTCGCCCCGTCGGTGTAACCCTGGAACTTGTCGGCCACTTCCAACAGCAACCCATCAGCGGTTTTTAAATTGCCGTTCGCGTCTCGGACACTGAGACCGATGTCGGCAAATGCCGCCGCCTGTTTCTTGCCACCGGCCGCCGCCTGCGAAATGGTCTTGTTGAATTTGGTCAGCGCGCCGGTCAGCCCTTCTTGCTCAACGCCGGCAGTCGATGCCGCGAACGACAGCCCTTGATATGCCTCGATGCTGATGCCGATAGTCTGCGCCGTCTCCGCCGCTGCGTCGGCCGCGTCGATGCTCTCTTTAATCCAGCCGGCAAAAGCGCCAGTGGCAAAGGTAGCGATGGCTCCACCGATAAGTTTGCCAATGCGCGCGTAACGGCGCTTCTGATCCTCCGCGAATTTTTCCGAAAGGCGGTTGGCTTTGCCGAGGTCGGATTCAAGCCGCGCAAGATTCGCCGCGATGTCGATAGTCAGCGTACCGAGCGACATGGTGATACCTCGTCAAAAGAGTGCGTCGATGGCGGCCGAGTGCTCAGCCGGGTCGTCGAATTCCAGCGGGGGGAGTGTGTTTGTTTGGATTTCGTAATCGACTTGATAGAACGCCATCCAGTCGACCAGTTGCGGACTGCTCATTTGCCGCGCCAGAGCGTCCACATCCCACACGCCCAGGTCGCGGGCGAGTTTGAAAAGGAAGTAACGCTCGGGGCGGCCCCTCAGTTTTTTGCTGCGTCCTCTGTCGCGCTGGCAAAGAACTTGTTCAGCGTGATAGCTGCGTCGGAAATGACGCCGATAGCCTCAGAGGATTTCGTCGCCAGCGCGGCCACATCGTCAGCACTGAACACCGGCACACCGTCTGCGTCGGTGATCGACAGCGCGACGAGACGCAGCTTGATGTCCAGCATTGCGCCGACTGTATCGCCGCCCTCCTTCTGCACGTTGCCCAGGCGTGCCCATTCGCCAAGCACGACGCTGCGATCCCGCACAGAGAGAGCGGTGATGAGCACGTCACCGCCCCATTCGGGAATGGTGATGGTTTGTTGGGCGCGGTCTTTCGCGCCCAGGATCTGTTCGCGATTAAGCACCGGCCACCTCATACACGTCGCCTGTGATGGTTACGGCCATCGTGCCGGCGTTGGTCCCATCGACTGCGCCGGAATCACTGACCGACCGCACATAGCCTTCGAAAATTTTGATGTAGTTATTTTTCTTGACCAGCTTGAACCAGCGCGGCAGGCCGGCACGCTTGGCGACTTTGGCCTCTACCTGGAACGGATCGTCCTCAACGTAATGAATGTCCGTCGACATGCCGCCGAAATCTTGCAGGCCGAGGACTTTTTCCTTCGCGGTCGAGCACAGCGTGGTCGTGTCGATTTCCGACGCCTGCCCATCGAAGCCCGAATAGGACTTGTGTTGGCACGTCTCAATAAATTGCACCAGGCCGGCAGTACCGGCCGAGCCATAGGTGGTGAACCCGGTCGAGTCGATGTTCTCCAGGGTCACAGTGGTGGCGGTCTTCGCGCTGACGATACCGTCCAGGCCGTTCATTTCGGTCATGCCGACCACAGCAGCAAAGGTCAGCACATCACCCACGACATAGGTATGCGAGGCGAATGTGACCACGGCCTTCGCCGCCTTGGAAATACCAGTGATCGCAGTCGTCACCAGCGTGGCACCTGCGTTCTCGATATAGAAGTGAGTGCCCTGCGAAGACACCGCGCGGGATTTAGTAGCCATGAGGTTTTCTCCAAATAAAAAAACCCCAGGAGCGTGACGCTAATGGGGTTATCCGTGACGGTTGGGGGGTTTTGGTTTGGGCGTGTTTTGTTGGGCAAAAACTTTTGTTATATGATTGGCGGCCAATCCTCTCCGCCAATACAGGTCCGGTTATGAACACTTCGATTCTGAGAGTCAGCCAGGGCGCACAAGACGCGCTCGATGCCCAAGCCCTGGACAGCGGTGTGCTGCGCGTGGTGCCGATGGACTTTTATGCGCAGTTCTCACAAGCGGACCTGTCCGGCTTTTGCCTGCGTCACGGTCTGTACTGTCTGCCCACGGTCGAGCTGGTCGATAAGATCAACGAGTTGATTCTAGAGGCGAGCCCTACCCGCTCCGCTATTGAGATCGGCAGCGGGAACGGTGTACTCGGCAAAGCCCTCGGCATTCCCTGCACTGATAACCACATGCAAGAAGACCCGGCAGTGATTGCCCTGTATCGATCAATGCGCCAGCCGGTTGTCACCTATGGCCCGCACGTCGAACGCCTGGACGCCGAGGCAGCAGTGGCCCGGCATCGGCCAGAGGTAGTGGTCGCCGCGTGGGTCACACACATATACAACGCAGCGGAACACCAGCGTGGAGGCAACGTGATAGGCGTCGATGAGGTGGCAATGCTCAGCCAGATCAGACGCTATATATTCGTCGGCAACCTATCCGTTCACCAGCACAAGCCATTGCTGGACCTGCCCTATATCGTCCACGAGAGCGACGCGCTTTTCTCACGCTCGCTCACGCCAGAGAGAAACGGGTTGGTCGTGTGGGATAACCCGGAATGGAAACCATGAGCGGCGCCCGCGACTTAGGCGGTCACCTGCCACACCGAATAGTCCAGCACCATATAAAACAGATTCGTCTCGGGGTCGTATAAATCCTGGTCGCTGATGAACACCACCTCGAACAGCGCGCTGGCCTCGATGGCGGTTTGCACCGCGAGCGCGATCTGCTTGGCCTCGCCGTAACTTGGCGACCAACAATTCACCTGCATACGGGCGTGCCGCATCAGACCCGAATCAGTCATGGACGGAATGCGCTCACCCGTGACCAGTGAATACGTCACGTATGGGCGCACCTCGCCCTCTGGCAAAACCCCGGCCGCGATCCGTTGGCCGACCAGCGCGGTGACGGCGGAGGCGGCGAGCATTGCCGCACGCAAGTCGATTTCAATCATGCGGCTTTACTCCCCTGCTCACGCGCCAGCTTTTCAGCCTCACGCGCAATGCGACGTTTCGCGAATTCCTCAAACCGACGCAGCGCTGCGAACTTCTGCGCCTCGAATGCCGGGCGGAGGAACGGATGGGCCGGCATCTTGGCCGTTCCGAATTCGAGGAAGTGCCAGTACCAGGGGTCGTCGGGATTGTAGGCCGCGTTCTTCTTCGCCTTGCCGCCTTTGAACTCTTTAATCTTTTTGGCGCTCAATCCTTTGACGGTCAGGTACACGCCGAATTTATCCCGCTTCGAGCGCTTGATGGTGATGGCACTTCTCACGGTGCCGGGCTTGCGGCCATACGCTGGCTTCTTCAGGACCGGCGCGCGCGCTTGTGCGTCCTTGCGGATGACTTGAGCGCCAGCGCGCAACGCTGCACGCAAGACTTTTTCACCCAGCCGGGCCGGCAATTTTTCCAGGGTCGCTTTGATTTCGCGCAGCCCCAGGACATTTATCTCATCGGCCATCGCTCAGCCCCTCGGTCGCCAGGATTTCAAGCGACGCGCCAATTTCCATTGCGTTGATAATCGACTTCAGGTCAAAGCCCCGGCTGTCGAAAAGCATTCGATCAGCCGCCTCAAGTCCAGGCAAATACCGGCAGCGTATACGGTGCGTCAATTCGGCCTGGACCTGTTGCGCGGACAGCAACTCCCGGCCACTGATCGGCTCGACGGACGCCCACACTGTCGCGATGTCATCCCACCCTTCGAGGGGTTGCCCGTATGAATCGCGCCCAGTCTTGCGCGACTGAAAAGTCACGCGATGGCGGAGCGGTCCCAGTCTCATGCAACCCCCGGAATCACATACGGGGCCAGGAGCGAATCAACGCTCATGGGCAGGGCGGAGGTTATGGTGCCGATGATTACCGGCTCCCGGTTTTGGTCCCAGTGTGCAATCAGCAACATCAGCGCCGACACCAGATCAGCCGGCACCGAAGCGGCAGCTCCATAGCCCGCTGTGAACTTGATGCGGACTGACATCGGTTGGGCGCGTGTGGTCGGCCATTGCACTTGATAGGCGCGGTGAACCAGACCAATCATGCCGGCCTTGTCGACGACATATTGATTGGCCGCCAGGGTCTGCGTCGCGCCGGCCGTATCGACATAGGTGATTTCGTCCACCGATTGCAGCGGCGGCAGTGGCAGGGAAATCGACCCGCACGGGAACCGGTCGAGCACCAGCGTCCAGGTCTGTGTCACGAACGCGCGGCGACACACCGTCTCAGCGTGCCGGGTAGCGGCGGCAATCAACCGCGTTACCCCAGTGTCATCCGCCGAGCTGTCAATGCGGAGGCGCGTCTTCACCTCGGCCAGCGTGACGGGTTCGGTCGTCGGTGCCGTGACTAGTTCCAGGCGCATAGGTCAGGCCTCGGCGTTTTGCAGGCAGTAGGCGACAGCCGCCTTGTCATCGTCGACAAGACCGTCAGCCTTGAGGGCGGCGATTGCCAGCGTCGGCAACTCGACCACTTGATTCGGTTTGTATTCGGTTTGCTCGTACCAGAACGTCACCAGGACGCGGGCACAAATGGTTTTAACTACGGCCATTTTTCCACCTCGACAAAGTAAAAAAACGGGGCAGGCCGAAGCCCGCCCCGTGGGGCTTACGTCGCGGAGTGCGCGTAGTACTTCACAGCGGCGGTGTCCATCAGGTTGCCACCCGAGCGAATGAACGCCAGGAAGCCGACCTGCCCTTTGGAGGCATACGCGGAATCATCGAAGCGCATCAGCGACACAGCCATCGCGTCGCGCACAATGTACTTCTTGAAATCCCCGTAAATGATGGACTTCGCGTTCGCGGCTGGCACTGCCATGTCGTTGTTAATCACAACCGACTTCCCGAGCAGCAGGTCAGGAGCGCCGGCAGTAATGCCCGCCTCATAGCCTGGAGTCCAGATCGGACGGCCAGCGGTGTCCTTCAGTTTGCGCAGCACGCCGCGCACCGTCTGGTTGAACATGAACATGCAAGTACCGCCGAGCTGGTACGCCTCGTTCACCGATTCGAGCAGATCGACCAGATCGTCATAAATGACGGTCAGAGTCTGGCCGGTCGTGCCCACCTTGCCGGCCGACGCGCCGGTCACGATGCCGCGCGGCTGGCCGGTGCCGGTGCCGGTGGTGAAGTGCTGGTTCTCGATGCGGCCGATTCGCTCAATGATGCGGCGGCGCACGAACGCCTCGATGTCCACCGAGCTGTCCTGGAGCAGCTCAATAGGGACCGCGATGATTTTGGAGCTGTACTTGAACACGTTCAGACCCACGGTCCCGAACGATGGGTCGAGCGCAGCGGCGGCCGTGTTCTCTGCGAGCAGCTCGCCCACCTCGGCAGTGCCGTCAGACGACGGATAGCTGAGCGGGTTGCCCTGCGCAGTGGTCAGTTGGTCGGCCACCGCACGCACGCCGCCGAATGCCTTGAGCGATTCGATCAGCTCAGACGCTACCGCCGACGGCACGGTGTAACCACCCTCGGAGCCGGTGGTGGTAGACATGGTGTTGTACAGCTTGGCCGCCTGCTCAGCGCTCAAACCTTTTTCACCGCGACGCATCCAGGAGTCAAAAATTTTGACGTCCGACAGCGGGTCGTCATTCTTGACATTTGGGTCGCGGTGCTGAATGCGTTCCTCGGCCGCGAGGTCGAGCAACTTCTGCTCGCGCTCAATGCGCGAATCGATGTCGAGGATTTCGCCGGTCAGACCATCGTATTTGGTCTGGTTCTCGTCGGTCCATTTGCTGGCCTTCGAATCGTCCAACAGTTTGCGCGCCTCGATGGCAAGACCGCTGCGGCGCTCGCGCATAGCTTGAATAGTCATTTCATTTTCTCCAGGCATAAAAAAACCCGCCGATGGCGGGTTGGGGTTCGCGATGGCGCGAGGCCTATGGCGCGATGGTTTCGAGCAGCGACAACCGGCGCTCAAGAGCGGCGCGGTCGAACACTGGTTCAGTTTCAGGGGGTTCAGTCAGAGCGGCGGGCGCGTTGCCGTAGGCCGCCAAATTCCATTGGTTGCGTGCGGCCTTCTGGCCCGCTGCGATCCGGTCGACGAAGCCATTGGCTACCGCTTCCTCAGCGGTGAACCAAGTCGTGGCCGCCATCATGGCCGCCAGCTCATCGGCCGACTTACCGGTCTTGCGCTGGTAATCGGCAACGATACTGGCGTCCACTTTGCGCAGCAGCTCGGCGGTTTGTACGAACTCGTCCGCGTTGCCAATGCCGATTGTCCAGGCGTTGTGAATCATAAAAAAACCGCCCTCGGCAATCTCTACCTCATCGGCCGCCAGGGCGACGTAGGTCGCAGCGCTGGCCGCTTGGCCGTCGATGTGGGCGATGACACGGGCCGGATGTTGGGCCAGCGCGGTCGCGATGGTGCGGCCGTCGAACACATCGCCACCGGGGGAGTTGATGCGAAGGTGAATTACGTCCACGTCCAGGGCCACCAGTTGCGGGACAAAATCCCGCGCACCGACACCGCCCCAGTCGCCGCCAATAATGTCGTAAATGTAGACGGTCGCCTCGCGGCCGGCCTGCTCAATACGGGCCGAACGTGGGGCCGCTTGATTGCTTAGGAAGAGCTGCATCAGCTTCATTAGCTGGCCCCTTGTGGTGTGGTGGTGGTGATGTACAGCACGTCGCCACCCGGCACGGGCGGCAGGTTCTTTAGGCGGCGCGCTTCGTTGACGGTGCGCCAGCCTTGTGCCCCAGGACCGCCGAGCGACTTCGCGATGACTTCCGATTCGGTAATGCTGTCGCCGGCCAGCAATCCGTCGCGATTGAACTCGACGAAATAGCGCGGCGAACGCGGCCACAGCTTGCGGTTCAATTCCTGCTCGATGCGACGCAGATGCGGGCCGAGCGTGTAGCGGACAAACCCGATACTCATTTGCTCGATGCCACTGCCCCAGCTCGTGGACGAACTCGTCTCTCCGATCATGTGGGGAGGTACACCGAAGGCGCGCGCGATCTCGATCACCTGGAACTTCCGGGTTTCCAGTAGCTGCGCATCCTCGGCCGACAGGCTGATCGATTCGATCTTGCCGCCGTTCACCAGGAGCAGCGGCTTGTGACGATTGCCCTGGCCGGTATAGCGCTCGGTGAATTGCTCGCGTAAATGGTTCTGTTGATTCTCAGTTGGGGCCACGCCTTGCGGATAGGACAGGGCAATCGATGGCGACGCACCATTGGCGAAGAATTCGCCCGCGTAATCATCCGCCGCCAGAGCGGTGCCGACCGCTTGCCGGGCCGCGAATCGGATCACCGATTCACCGTGACAGCCATCAAAACCGAAGCCTGGAAAATGCAAAACGTCGTCAGCAAACAGGCCGTAATTCGACACGCCGTCGCTGACGAAATACACCAGCCGGCCTTCGCGCAATTCGATGTCCACACACTGGCGCGGCAGCGGCATGAACCCGGTGACGTTGCCATTTCGGTCGCGCAAAATTTGGGCGATACCATCGCCGCGCATCAGCGAAGACGCCAGCATCCACTCCCAAAAACTGCACGCGGTCAGCGTGGGATAGGGCGACTCGTTCAGCATCCACCACACCGGATGGTCGACAGCCTTGCGCCCACCGTCTGGGGTCCGCTCATATACAGGCAGCGGCAGCAGGGCCACGGCCCCCGCGATCAGACGCACGCACGAGTAAACCGCCGCGCTTCGCTTGCTCGATTCCACCGTCACCGCGACGCCTGACGACGCCGGTTTCACACCGAAAAATTCGGCCCATTCCTCGGGCGTTGTACCCCAACCGGTTAGCGCTTTGACCTCCGCGCGGAGCGCGTCGACCTCCTGCTCCAGCTTCTTGCGCTTGCCGAAATTGAACATCAGAGCACCATAAATAGTTCGTGGTTGGGGGCGTCTTCAATCGGTTCGCCTTGCGCCCCGACCGCCATCGCGAGCGCGACCATTCCGTCGATCCGTCCGGTCGCTTTCGATTTCGTGAACTTGCGGTTCCCCGCCTCGTCGTTGACGGTGATGGCGTTGGCGGCGCACATCGTCAGCACCGGATGGTTGCCGTGACGCAGCCCCTTGGCGAGCAGCCGCGCTTCAAGTTCGCGCAGCGCGGGCGACATCGAAACCCAGCCCTGGCCGAACCCCTTGAACCGCGTCAATTCTTCTTCTGTAAACCCCGCCTCCACCAGCCAGGAGGTCAGGAACCGCATGTTGTAACGGTCGAATGCCAGCACCTGGACGTCGCATTCGTCGAATAATTCGCGCAGCCAGCGGGCAACAAAGCGATATTCAATCGCGCGTCCTGGCGTGAGCTGGAGCTTTCCTTCGCGCGCCCACACGTCATACGGCACGCGGTCGTTGCGACTTTTCTCTTTGATACCGTCCTCGGGTAGCCAGAACGTCGGATGGACATCGCCGTCCTCGGTCACTACCACCAGCGCGGTCAGGTCGGACACGCTCGAAAGGTCCAGGCCGGCCCAGACTTTTTGCCCGCGTAACGGCTCGGGCACAGCACTGTTTTCTTCCCACACTGCCCAGCTCACGAACGGCGCTTTCGCCGCCACCCGCTGGTTTAAAATCAGGTTGCGATAGGCCGCCTCGCGGGCCGGTAAACGCTTCGCGTCGGACGCCTGACGCCTGACTTCTTCCTTGTTCATGAAGTCGTCGTAATGCGGGTTCGCTGCGCGTATCGCCTTCAGGCTGAACGGGTCCAGGTCGACCGGTGCCGTGCAGAGTTCTATTTTGTTGCGCGGGTCTGCGCCGGTCAGTGCGTCGTCAATTAGTAGGCTCAGCAGGTCCGCACTGTTCGGCGCTTGCGTACTAATGATGATTGACATCGGCTGGTCTTGCGCGGCGCTCGCGGTTTCAAGCGCCTCATATAGCTGTGATCTGGGGCCGACTACCTGCCCAAGTTCATCGTGAATTACCAGGGCCGGGCTCAGCCCGAACTTGGTTGAGGCGTCGGCGGACAGCGCCTTGAAGAACGTCCCCAGTTCGCCGCACAGCAGCTCCTTGGCGGTGTCCCGAATGTTCACATAATACGAAAGCTCGCGACTCAATCTGACGACTTTGGCCGCCAGCTCGAACAGGATCGCCGCTTGGTCACGCGATTGTGCAGCGCTATACAGCTGACTGTTCGGCCGCGCCTCGGGGCCGCACAAATGGAGCAGGACGATGAACGCAGAGAATGCGGTCTTCGCATTCTTGCGCGCCATGCTCAAAATGAAAACGCGGGTCGGTGAATCGTAAATCCGCTTGATCCAACGGCGTTGATGCTTGGTCATCTTGACCGGCTGGCCGACCATTCGGCCCTCAGGGATACAGCAGTGCCCCTCGATCCAAGCGATATTGCGCTCGCCGCGCGTCAGTCGTTTTCGATCTGCCACGGTTTGCGTCCTTTCCCTTGGTTGCCCACGGCCTTATCGGCGCGGATTAGGCTCTGTTGCGTGAGGCGCATCGAGCGAAGTAGCGCGTTCATCGCGCGGGTTTCGCGCTCCATACAGGCGGCCAGGATGGCGAATCGCTTCAACCCCTCGTCATCGGTCAGCCACGCGGGATCAAATGCCTCCTGTTGCTGCGCGATCAGGTCAGCCGTGACCTTGTGCCGGCAGTATTGCGCCAGCATTGGCCCGTGCTCGTCACCGAACCACTCGGCCGGTTTCGAATTGACGACCGATACCCAACACGCCTTTTGCGCGCCGGTTAAATTGGCGGGCGGAGCGAGCCGGTTCGATAGTGAGGCGGGGGAAGCGACCACCAGCGACGCCGCCGACTTTCGTCCACGGTCTGCCATAGCGGTTTTCCTAAAAAAATACGAATTTATGAACGCCCTGTGCAGGGATCGGTATTCAGTCGAACACCCCCACACTTTTCTCCACCCCCTTACCTCCGCCAGTGGTGCCCAGGGTCCAGCGGACGCCCGTCCAGGCCGCACCCAGGCAGCACGCCGGAAAGCTCCAGGGTTTTCTTCACCGCATCGTGGCAGGGCTGACAGAGGCTCTGTAGGTTGGCCGGATCATGGAACAGCTCGGTGTCGCCCTTGTGCGCCTTGATGTGGTCGACCACATTGGCCGACGTATCACGACCCGCCGCGAGGCAGTACACGCACAGCGGATAGGCACGGAGCTGGCTCAGGCGCAATTCTTTCCATCGTCTGGTGTTGTAGAGGTGGTGCCAATCAGCCTTGGTTCGCATCGAGGTAATCATCCGGGACGAAATCGGCGTGATTGATCCCATCGCCCCGTTTGTTCCAGTACATCCAACCGCCAGAGCGGACACCGAGGTACATGCTCCAGCGGGTAGCCCATCCCACACCGGCCGCCTCCAATGCCTCCAGGAGCAGGGCATCAGCCTCGGCGCGTGTCGTGTAGTGGATACAGTAGAGAAAGTCGTGCAGCACGGCAGGCGCGCGGCTCAGCCCATTGATATCGAATAGCGCGCGCAAGAGGCGCGGAATACTGGCGAGATCAGTGATGAAGCCACGCGGCGCGACGTAGTGCTTATCGTCCTGGCCGACATAGATCAGCGGGCGCAGCAGCACCCACTCATCAGGCTTGAATGCGCGAAGGTCCAGCGTGGTCATGAATGCCACAGCGCCACCTCGTAACCGAGTAGATAGAAACCCACCATCGTGGTGCTCAGTAGCCACACCAGGACGCACACCAGGGCGTCACCCGTCATCCCGCGCTCGTAGTGGAAGCGTCCCCGACGTAAAGACCAGAACGCGACAGCGATCAGGAGCAGCGGGATAACGAGCGACAACACGTCAGGCAGCCTCGCCCAGGTACATGCGGCGCTCGGCCGCACGACGCAGCTCCAGGCCGCCGAGCTTCTTGCCATTGCCATACACCCAGCGTTTGAACTCAGCACCGATCCTCATCGGTTCGGCGCGCTCATTGATTAGGCGCAAGATCGTCGAGGACTTGAATGCCCCGCCGCCAATATTGAATGCCAGGGACACCAGGGCATCGAACTGGTATTGCGTGAGCTGGACACGGACGAAGCGCTGCACGGTGAATTCAGCGTCCTCCACATCCTGCGATAGCAGGTCCAGGGCTCGCGCCTCACTGATCTGCATACCAGGCACCGCTGACAGCGTGTGGCCGTAACCGATCGTCCAGACGCCCACCGCATCGAGGTACGCGGTAAGGCGCAGCTTTTCGAAGCCCTTGATTAGCGTCAGGCCGGCGCGGCTGATATTCATTTGCCGACCTTCATTTCAAGAAAGCGGTCGGCATACACGCGCAGCTTTTCCACGCCCAGGAAGCCCACTGCGCCACCGGCAAAGGTCGCCATCGATGAGGGAAGGCCGAGCCACTCCAGGAGCGGAACCAGCGATAGGGTACAGAGTCCACAGAGGGAGCCTTCGATCAGCATTTGACGCCGGCCGCCATTGCCATAGATCACGCGGAGCACGGCAATAGCCACCGACAGGCCGGGCGCATACAGCGCGGCGGCCACGGTGCCTAACCACGCAAGCAACGAAACCCACAAATCCGGGTTTTTTTCGGGCATGATTTGGGCCTCATTGCCAAGCGTCTAAAAAGGAGGTTCGCTGTGTTCGAAAAACAACCAATCGGAAAGGAGTCACGACAATGACGTTCCCTGACGACTATTTAAAATGGCGGTTATGGGTCGCGCTTTTCGGGCCTACCGGGTTCGCGTATGGCACGGCCTATGCCCTCGGTGACACGCTACTCGGCACCCTGCTCGCCCTGACCTTTTGTCTCACGGTCGGGGTCAGTTTCACGCGTTACATGGCCCGCACTCAGGCCCGCGCAGATTTGCGGAACGAGCTGCGAAGGCTCCAGGCGGAATTTTTCAACGTGGCCGATATGGTCAACCGAATGCCCTACGAGGAAAGCCAGCCGTACATAGAAGGTCTGCACCTGATGGAGTTCCGAATTCGCGTCCTGGAGAGCGTCCTGGAGGCGAAAAAATGAATTACGCAGTCGAGCAACGCCTGCGGTTAATCGATTTCCTGCTATTGCACTTCAGTAGCGTTTCACGCGCCGAACTGATGGACTACTTCGGAACCAGTGAGGTGACGGCAACCCGCGACCTCACGTTGTACCGGCAGCAAAACCCCGGCAACGCGATACTTGACCAGAGTTCGAAACGCTATGTTCGAGCGCCAAACTTTAAGCGGGCTTATCCATGATCGCGATTATCAACACCGGGGCCACCGATGACGAAGGCCGGGCTCACTACCGCCTGCAAATCAATAACACGCTGATCGCAGAATTTCACCACTACCGGGTCGACGGGCTTGCCGCGTGTCTTCGCCTTGCGGCTGACGCAGCAGACCGGGCGCATTACGAAAAAGTTGACCGGCTTATCAAACTTGTTGGAGGGGCACCTGAATGAAAACCACGCTTGCCGACCGCCGCGCGATGGCAAAGGAAAACGCCAAATGGCCGCTATTCCTGAAACCCATCCCGCGCGAACTCTGGCCGAGGGATCGATCCGATATTTTGGAGGTCTGGCGGTCGCGCGGC